CAGCGATGTGATTGGGAACAAAAGCAAATTCATCCAAGAAAAGGATATTGAAAGACATACCCCTAACAGCACTAGCAGAAGTAGACGCAGCCAAGATTTTACTACCATTTTCTAACTCCAGTGAACCTTTGTTCCATGATATTATACCCTGTTGCATCCATTTAGGTAAGTTCTCATATGCAGTTTGTAATCTACCTAATAGATCTCTAGCAGTAGCAGCTTTGTTGGCAAGAATACCAATATTTACATTATCATTAAAAACAGCATAATGTAAAAGATAAGATACAGACGTAGTAGACTTACCAGTCTGTCTGGGCATCTTACATATATTAAATCTATTCTCATGGAAGTTTCTAATCAACTTCTCTTGGAAATCATATGGATTAAATTGAGTTAATCCTTCATCCAAAGAAACAATCTTTATATAATTCTTGGCAAAATAAATCGGATCACCTGCACATTTCATGAATTCCTCAATTTGTTCTTGAGTAAATTCCTGTTGGACATTAGCCTTTTTAAGTAAAGGATTACCCAGATAAATTGTTTCAGTTGGCATAATATAAACTCCTTTTTAATCTATTTCGTCTTTATTAGTTAATTGTGAAAAAATACTCTTACTATCTTTCTTTTCTGGTGCTTTTGGTTTTTCCTTTGTTGTTGGTAATCCTGATTGAAGAACATTAGCTTTAACTAAAGGTTTTGCAGCAGCAACACCTTTTTTAATATGTGCTGCAAGTTCTTCATTCCTAATTTTTTTAACTTCTTTCTTACCGAAGTTTGGATTCTTCTTAATGTATTCTTGTGCCCTATCTAATTCTTTTTGGTCTCTTGGATGTCTTCCCTTCTTCTCTTCCTTTACTTCTTCCTTTGCTAACTTAGTAGCAGTGGCGTACATTACACTTTTAGCATCATCTCCATACCTATCTCTAAATCCTTTAAAACTCTTCTTCATACCTTTAACAATATCTTCTTTCTTATCATCTTCACCTTTAGTCAATTTTCTTTCAGCAATACCTTTCATAGGTTCAGGTTTAATAAGATCAATAAATTCTACATAACCTAATTGACCTTCTACTCTAACAGTATCTTCACCAAATAATTTTGGTCCTTTTGATTTCTTTTCTGCAGCAGACTTCTCGCCAGGATTTGTTGTCTTTCTAGCAAGATTACCTATCTTAGCGTCTCTTCTTTCTTTTTTATGTTTTTTAGGATCTATATCATAAGTTAAATTCTCTTTTGCATATTTTGGTTCTGGAGGGGTTAACAAATTGCCAAGAAGTTTTGTCTTTTCATCCTTACTCTTTTTTAATATATTTGATAAAGCATCACCTCTTCCTCCTGGCTTTGATTGATTTCCATGAACCATTGGATCGACAATTTCATTCACCTTCTTTAAAGTAACCCCTTCACCACAAGTATGTTTTTTCTTTTTAGGTTTTTGTTGTAATGCTGGTTTCATGTAATCTGACTGTTGAACTAAATCTTTTGCGCCTGGTTGCATTTGTTCAGGCATTACTAAAGCAGGATTTGCAGGATCCCAAACTCTTGGTTCAAAATATCTAACAATGGCGCCAGGATATATCTTATTAACTTCCTTTTGTACTTCCAATCTAGTAGGTCTAGTCTGTCTAGGAATAAACATCTGAATGTTATAAGTCCTACCTCTAAACTGTAGCATTACTGCATAAGTTTGACCATTCTGATTGATTCTTTTAAAGTTTTCTTGCATTGTAGTACCTTCGCTTACTCCCGAACCAGAGCCACCACTACTCCCAGAAACGCCAGAGTTGTTACCACCATTACCATTACCATTTTTACCATTCCCATTTCCGTTAGAATTTCCGTCATCATCATTTTCAGGGTACAAGTATCCTCTAGCACCAACATAATACCCTAAAGGTATTTTCTTGCATTTTTTATCAGTAAAACACCAATATTTGCCAGAAGGACACGATTTAGCTTTCATCACATATACTATGAGATATTAATATTTATAGTCCTAAAACTGTTAGTGGATCAGTAAAGACAGTGGCAACACCAGTTTTAACATCAAGTCTAATATCCTTATTTTCAAAATCTATTTTATCTGCTTGTCCTATTGTAGTACCATCCTTCTTTATCTGTACAGTACCAAAATTATTTTTTTGACTTATGAGTTTAGGCATTTGCAGTCTCCAATACAGAAATGATAACTTTTAATGTAGTATTTGCACCTGCTTCACCCACTATATAATCACTTGTTTCTAATACCAATTTACCATCTAAAGGAACATAAGCATCGTTGACAGGAACATTTGCTTCCTTAATAATCTCATTAGTTGTTCCACTTCTTACATGAGACATAGTAACCGTAGTAGTGGCAGAACCATAATTGGTTACATGAGCATACAAAATGATACCTGTATATCCTGTAGGAGCAGTATATATTGTTGCACTACTTGTTGTAAGTGTCTTAGTATATGTTTTAAATCTATTGAGTGCGAGTGCCATATTAACTTAATGCTAGAATAAACGGGGTCATTTCTGAGAACAAACTCTTACTAAAAGCTCTTCCACTAATTGTACCAGTTTCTTGATTGATTTTCAAATCATCACCTATTCTAAAGTTACCTGCCTGATCTGTACTGGTATAAAGAACCTTACCACCATCCTCAGTAATTACTTCATTTTCTTGATTGGTAACACCACCACGTTTTGGAGTAGCAGTTACGATTTGATCACCAGCACCAACATATTCAAATGTATGTGAACTAGCAACTATTCTACTTCCTTGAGAGAAGAAAACAGTAGAACCAACTCCAACTGCATTGAGTAAATTGGTAGAGAGTGTTAATGTAGAAATCCCTGAAGATACAGGTGTCGAGCTATTTATCGTATAATAAAGGGGATCCATAGTAGCAGTTGCAGCTCCATTACTTCCACCACCTCCACTGATAGTTACATCAGGAGTCTCTAAGTATTGACTTCCACTACTAATAAGAGTAATAGATTCAATAGTTGTTCCATCTAAAGTGGCATATGCTGAAGCAGTTTCTCCACTAGGACCAGTAGGAGCTTCAATAGTTACTGTAGGAGTAGAAGTATATCCACTTCCTCCATTAGTTACAGTAATTGTTTTTACTTGTTTATAGAGTTTATCGAAATAAACTAACTGTCCATCATATGGTCTATCAACATCAATCTTAGCAGTTCCTCCTGATTGATATGTATGAGCAACAGTAGAGATACCAACATTAACAGAGAAAGTTGTAGTAGAAGGAACAGACTCTACTTCAAAGATATAAGGTTTTCTATGTGGATATGTCTTATTTCCATATGCACAACTTACAGCAATATTAGCAAGAGTAACACCCATTCCAACTTGGAACCCATGAGCAGTTCCTGTAGTTATAGTTGCTATACCAGTCTGATGGGTATAATTGAATCCACTAATATTATGTGATGGAGTATCTACATTAACTGATACTTCTGCTTGTGATATTGCAGCAGTTGAAGTAACTACACCAGTATACTGAAGATCACTTACTCCTTTAGCAACTAATCCATAAGTACCAAAACTACAATTACTATTTGCAATATCTGCTTGTCCACCTTTATGAACTGTAACTGCCTCATTACAACAGATAGTGAATACTGAAACTAATTGAGCAAATCCATTATTAGTAACAGCAATTCCAACTCCTCCCTGATTATATTGAGTGAAAGAATCAACGTTCATTGCTTTCAATAATCTTGCTTGATCACCATCAATATAAATTCCCTTTCCTGTGGTAGTATCACTTGTACAGTTTTGGATATATGGACCTTTCCACTTACCACCACCTACGTTTTCTGCTATCTCATCAGTTGGGAAAGAAACCGCAGCTGCAGGTGCAGTATGACCCTTAAAGGTCATATTTGCTAATTTATCACCTTTTCTTACATGGAAAATATCACTAGTTGCATTACTAGCAGTAACCTCTACTGTCCTTTGATCATCTCCCACAATGGAAACAAATGCAGGAACTGAAATAGGATTATTTTCTGAATACTTTCCAGAAAGAACCTTAACCGTAGTTCCAGATGAAGCAGCTCCAACTGCTGCTTTAATTGTCAAGAATGCATTATCGATTGATGTTCCATTATTTGTATCTAAACCATCTTTAGCAACATATAGCACATTTGGTGCAGAGTTAATACCAGTTGCAGATGCATCTAATGATACATTATCACCAAGTATAATAGTGGAATTGGTAACAGTAACAATACCAACACTAAGTTGATTACTATCACCATCCATAGTAATAGATGATCTACCAATTGTAAGAATACCAAGAACTCTTGCATCACCATCAACTATTAAAGCAGTATTTCCATATCCTACATGAACTGTTCCAACACCAGCATTTGAAATTGTAGTAACACCAACAGAATATATGTCTCCATCTGGACTTAAAGTTATTCCACTTCCAACTTTTGTTTGATTAAAAGTAGATACTCCAGTAATTCTAAGATTTCTACCAGTTACCTCATCATATGAAATATCACCAGTAACATCCAAATCACCACCAACAACTAAATTGCCAGTAACAGTTGTAACACCAGTAAGATATGCATCACCATCTGGACTTAAAGTTATTCCACTTCCAACTTTAATTCCAGACCTTGCAGTTATAAGTCCAACAGAATCTACATTAGTAACATCTTCATAAGTTAATGTTCCAGCAACACTTACATTGCCACTTGCAGTTATATTAGTAACACTAATACTAGGATTTCCACTTAGATTAGCAGCAGTTCCTGAAGTGTTCTGATTACCTGCGGCATTGACGCCAGGCAAGTTAATATT